ATAACTGAGAGGATCCTCCACTCAGACTTCGACGCGAAGACTGAGATGATGGAGGAATGGATAGAAACAAAGAAGAGCAAAAAGATCCGGTATGGCATATGTCCAGTGCAACAGCAGAATGGTCAGCTCATGGGTTCGATTACGTCGTTTCCAATTCTTTGCCTTGCTAACCTTGGTCTATACCTTTGGGTTCGCAGTCAGACTCGTCCTGAGTGGTCTCTCAAGAACATGTTAAAGACCGTCCTCATTAATGGGGACGACATGCTCTATGAAGGATCACAAGATGAGTTTGACTTACATAGCGAACTCGGTGAAAAGATCGGGCTTCGACAGGCTCCGGGTAAATCGTACGTTCATCGTTCATACGCGAACATGAATTCAATGTGTTTCCACTATGGTAGAGGAAACGAGTACGACACTCCTCGTTATATTCCCTTCCTCAATACAGGTCTATTCTACGGACAGAATAAGGTACTGGGCAGAGTTGATACCGACGACAAGTCGCCAATAGGTATCCGCTGTTCCGTCTTTAATAAAGTCGTAGAAGGGGCCTGGAAGGGAAAACAGGAGGATATTGCTAAGCAATATTTATCCGAGCACAAGGCAAAGATTAGGGAGGAATGTAGAGGTAGAAACCTCTTCCTTCCTGTTAGTTTGGGAGGCATGGGGGTGGAGCCCTGGTTGAAACCTAGGCTCAATGATCACCAAAAGAGAGTGATCAGCACCCTACTTAACGCCCCGGGACGGATGCCCGCCAGCAGACCTTTTAATAGGTTTACACTCATACGAGATGCTGGCGAGGTCGGCAACGACCTCTGCATCGTCCGAGACCTTCTTGAGATCCCCGTTGGATCTCAGGTTAGTCGGGCCCCTAAGGGCTCGTCAAAGTTTGTTTCATTCGATCCGAATGGACTGACTGATGGTCTCCTACAAACTTCTTCCGACTTGTGAGAGTCGTTAAACCACCCCATGTAACCATCAACTTAAGATGAAGCCCTCTCTGTTCCCAGAGGGACGTAGATTCCTAGTAATAGCATTCTACTCGGTTGTATACGGTTATGTGGGTCTCACATGCCAGGGAAATGTGGGTTCCTGTGTTAGGAATCCTTGTTGGGTGGTGGTCCGTTTGTGACAGGACGCACCTTTGTGTTTATGAAATAACGCCTAACGAGAGGATTCTGATACTCCAAAACGTTTTGAGGGATGCCGGGTTGGCACCCGGAGGGTTGACTTTGGCAGGTCGACCTCCCCTCATGTAAATATTTACGTACTAAGTGATTAGTTACGCTTTCACACGAGGTTGTGAAAGTTATCACGGAATGTCGAGAGACTGCACGGATACCCCCCAGAGACCGAAGTTGTACCATACGATAGTACAGTAATCTAGGTAGGTCATGTCCTAGAACTTTGAAGCACTGTGGGGACACAGGGATGAACAGTCCATCCATTTACAGATGGATCCACTAATTGTAAAGAGAAAATGCC